AAGGCTCCTGGCATAATCTATTTCATCTGTTGCGGGAACTGTAAGAAGAGTGGCAGAGTCGCTTGCAAGTTCAATCAATCTATGTGTTAACATTTAAATCCTCCAAAAATAAGTATACCATAAATTATTTATATATAAAAGCCCCAATATCCTCCGTAAAACTTATTTAATACACTAATTATACCATTGCGTTGTAAAATTCAATGTTTTTAATCAATCTTTCATCTCCTGGGCTATACTTAAGGGCAATTTCTCCATATTTAATAGCAAGATCTTTTTTACCAACAAAATGAGCACATAAAGCTGCTATATCATAGACTCTCCCACCCCAAGCATACTGCTCACAAAAATATTCTGTTGGCTTTTCTGTTATTTCAAGAGCTTTTTCAGCCCAATATAATCCTCTTTCGTGATCTCCAATATCATAAAAATGTTGTGCCATAGAAACAATTGGCTCTCTTCTTCCTGGAGATTCTTCCATTGATTTCATAAACCAATCAATTGCATTTTCTTTATCCATCTCCCCTAGCATTCTCATAGAGTTTGCTCTCTCTGGTTTCCACCAAGCGGACGGTAAAGAAAGATGTCTTTTAAACTCAACAATAGATTCTTCATATCTTCTTGCATAATATAATTCTCTAGCGTAATAGAATGAATTTCTATCACTTGTTGGGTCTTCATTTACTGCCATTTTTAACAAAGGCATATATTGACCTCTTGATTTTGTATTGTCTGGTAAATGATGAATTTCAAAGTTAAATTTTTGCGTACTTTCGTGTGAACCATAATATACTGGCAATTCATGAATTGGATATTTCCATCTATATCCCCATCTTGAATGGATTCTAAAACCATCAAATTCAGTTCCTACAGATCCATCTGGATTAAAACTTGTTACAAATCTATATTTGGGTTTAGTTATACCCATTTCAAAAGCTTTTTCTAATTCTTCCCTCCAACCTTCAATTAAAACTTCATCAAGGTCTAAGGCTATACAATAATCTATATCTGCGGGAATTAAAGCCAAAGAAGCATTTCTTGCATCATCAAAACGCCAAGGTTTAACGGAAACATCAAACACATTAATACCTAAACTTTTTGCAATTTCTACTGTGCTATCAGTTGAACCAGTGTCTGCAATAAGTAAATAATCTGCTTTTTCTGCAGATTTAGCCCAACGCTCTACATGCTTTTCTTCATTTAATGCAATTGAATATACTGCTACTTTCATAATTACCCCTTTACTATATTATATCAGGTGTCCTCAGTTGGACTTGAACCAACGACCCGCAGATTAAAAGTCTGCTGCTCTACCAGCTGAGCTATAAAGACTTAGGGGTTATAGGTAACTTGCGACTTCCAGTTTGCACATGACGTAACTTGCTGGATCTGTCACTCCGTAAACTCTTTCGAGTTCGGGTGTGTATATGTAACTATATCATCCTAAGATTGTTACCTATAACCTTGTAGAGCAGGTAGGACTCGAACCTACGATTACCGAATTATGAGTTCGGGGCTTTAACCAACTAAGCTACTACTCCGTAGGAAAAATAGGACTTGAACCTATACTCGCCTGCATATAAGACAGGTGCTTTAACCAATTAAGCTATTTTCCCTTATTATTTTTCATTGCTTGTACAAATTCTGGACTTCCCAGATAATGCTCAATTACCTCAACTCTATAACATAAATTTTTATTATTTTCAGAACAATAATCTATTAACCAAGTAAGTGCTTTGACATCTAAAATTTTACCAGCCTCTACAATATTAAAATACGGAATACCATTTATTTCACGCTCATCTACGATGGCAGAAATATCTTCAGGTTTCATCCACTCAGGTATATTCATGTCTTTTATCCAAGAACATTGATACGTTTTGCATGGTTCTTCTGGCCTTGTTTTATATATAGAGCATCCTTTACCAATAGCTAAAAAATGGCAAGGTCTTCCTGGATAAAATGGATGACTATAAGCATCTCCACTTAACCATCCCTCGCAACATTTAGTACAAGTACCGCAAGATCTCGTCATGTTATTCTTTCTTATTAAGCGTGTGGGGGTTCTATATTTTTATTTTCTATCAACTTATCTCTTTCGTCAATAGTTTCATAAGCAAATGGAATAAGTGCTTTTTCATTTTGATTATAATGGTGGCCACAAAACATTAATTCTCCAGTTACACCTTTTACTAAAACAAGTGCTTCTGCAGAACATTGATCACAACGATCAACTGGACTTAATATGTATTGCTTTTCAATTACTTCTTCTGTTGTCATCATTATAAGTATACTGCTTTCTGTTGTAGTTGTCTATTTTTCGAGCGGATGATGGGATTCGAACCCACGACATCTACCTTGGCAAGGTAGAACTCTACCACTGAGTTACATCCGCATCGCTGCCCCACCAGGCCTCGATCCTGGGACATCCGAATTAACAGTTCGGCGCTCTACCAACTGAGCTATGGGGCAATAAAACTATTCTATCTTACCGAATGGATTATTGTCAACCATATTTAAAATGTCTTGTGGATTATTTATTAATCTTCTTTGTGCTTCAAATTTACCTAATTGTACAATTTCATCTGCAATTGTATGCATCATATCTAATAAACCTTGTGCATATTTTTTTTCTGAAGGATTAACAGTTTCAACCTCTTCACTCATTTTCACAGCAGACTGCGCAAAATATTCACATAATTCAGTTAAAGATATATAAATATCTTCATCATCTTCAATTGTTTTCATTACGCCATTACCTAGCATTTTTATCCTTTGTTAGTATTGAGACTGTAGTCTATCAGAGAATTGTAAAATTGTCTACAAACCCGCTGTGGTTTTCATCTAGATCTTGTTCCATGAAATCCCGTATATCAGCAGGCATTTGTTTTCTTTCTGGCATCTTAATGGTGTGTTTTAATCTTGAATCTGATTCTTTTCTTAATTGTTCAAGTTCATCAGCAAATACCCCAGAATAAGTATAGATTTCTACGTCTTGATTTGCGTCCCTAGGTGTTAACGCTACAGAGTTGTATATTGCCCCGCAAACAGCGTCTGAGAGGTCCTTAGAGCCCTTTCTAGGGTGATCTACCTTATCCTTTACAATTCTTAATTGCAGCAATTCATCAATAAGTAATTGAATATGTGGTCCATACACACGCTCTTCAGTAATACAAAGAGACATATCTTCGTAATGTTTTTTAGCCACAGATAATGTTTCGCAATTAATGCCATGAGCTTTAAGTTGTTGCATCATATCGTGTGAGTTCCAACGGTCAAATGTTACCATTTTTAAGTTAAAACCTTTTTCTCTTAAACTAATTATATAGTCTTTTACTTCTGTAAAGTCAACTGATTTTGATTGAGTTGGTGTCCAATATCTTACAGCATCTACAATAATTTTAGGGGCTGCTTCTTTCATCTTGTCCCCAATTTTCATTGTTACCCAACTTTGAACGTGTGCTAATGCCACAGCACAATGGTCATGTTTTTGAGCTAAGTCAACGTGAACATAATAAAGTTTATCGGGATCTGGCTGGAATCTATCGTCAAATCTTCCATAAAAATCTACGCCCATATTAGGATTACTAAATGCTTTTTCAATTACTGCTCTGTTTTTAAAGAATGCATCTGTAGCATCTGGTGGCATACAAGCAAAACGAGATAAAGCATCTGTTGGGTCTGTGTAAAAGTCAATTGTAAAATCTTCAATTTTTCTTGTTGGGTTAACATCCCAAGTTGGTCTTTTTAAAGCAAATGTTCTTGGAATTTTATATGAAATAATGTGGTCTTCTTCCCACTCTAATTCAAATTCGTTTCCTACTGTTCCATCTGGAAGTTCAGGATCAACTTTAAATGAATGGTGCCTAATAACTACTTCTTTTTCAGCAATAACTTCATTATATCTTTGCTGGATATAGTCATTTTTAAAACGTGGGAATGAAAGTAGAATAACTTTTCCAAAATCTGGAAAACGTGAGTTAACTGATGCACGATACATCTTGTAAATAGATGAAGCTGTCTTTGCCTGTTCATTTCCAGATGTTGACTCTAAATCAAAACCAGAAATTTCATCTAGGATAACAATAAGAACGTTATAGCCTTCCCAAGCTTCTCTTTCTGAGTGTCCTGAGTGAACTGTTACAGCTTTGTCAAACTCAACCATATTTGCTTTTGCAATATATTTTCCTTGAAACCAAGGGGATTTTTCAATACGTTGATTAAAGCCTTTAAAAAAAACTCTATTTGCCTGCACAGCATTGATAGCAATATTGATAATATCAATAGAGTCGCCTGGAGGTTTTTTAAAATATCTGGCTGGATCTGCTAAACATAAAAGTAAATGCACTACATAGGCACAAGCAATAGTTGAAGTGTAATCTTTTCCTGAACCTTTGCCAAGTTGTAAGATTACTTCGCTACAAGTTTGTTTAAATATTTTTTCGCCTTCTTCATACCCATAAAGATTATGAAGGGTATCTCTTCTGTATATTTGAGTAGAAGCCTTAATCATTGTGTATTGATATTCGGAAAGAGGTGGTAGACCTAAATAATGTCTACTAGTTACAAATTCCTCTAGCGTTGCTGGCTTTTCAAAAAAATCATCACCTTCAAGGGCATCTATAAAATCGTCAAAATCAAACATCTACTGCTTCAACTTGTCCCGTAACTTCTGATAATCTGCTTGATACTTGCCATTTACATTTTTCACAAGATGAAGTTACATCTCTTAAAATACCTACTAAAATTTCTTGTTTTCTTTCTGATTCTATAATCTTATCAGCCATACTGCTATCTTCAAGAACTCCCGCTTTATTTAACATATCAATTCTTTTTGCTTCTATATCAGCAATTAATTTTAATGAAGCAACTTTAACTCCAAGTTGTCCCGCTTCCTCAGCATCTTCTGCTGTGGCCCATGCGGATGAAATAAGTAGTTGATAATGTTGATCAGCTCCTGCAAGTGCTTCTTTAGCTCTTTCTCTAATAGCCGTATTATCCTGAACCATCATCTTCCAATTATCAATATGAGTGGTTACTTGAACACGAGTCATATCCAACCTACGTGCAATTTGAACGGGAGTATTACCCTTAAGTAGTTCTTCAACTACTTTATTCATTTGATCAAACTGCCCTGCAATTTCTATTTCATTATCCATTGTCTGTTTTATAAAACCCTGATCCCTTGAATTGTATCCCAAACGGCGTGTAATAACGAACCATTGTGGATGAGCATTCTTCACACTTATAAAAGCCCTCTTCGTCTGTTATAGAACGAGTAATCTCAAGAGTTGCATGGCTCTCATCATCAACGCATCTGTATACATAAATAGGCATACTTAATTATACTCCCTGCAACCTGTCTTTGTCAATCGCAATTTTAAGTAAGATTAAATAACCAATCAAATCATCAATATCATTATCTCCAGCAAAACCTTGATTATTTTTTACACGATTTATTTTATCGTCAATCCTAATTTTTATCTGCTCAATGCTATCTGATTGTGCAAAAATTCTAACTGGGCTTAAAGCTGAGTCGCCATAGGATATATTTTTGTTAATAAGCATTTCCATAATCTCTAAGCAAGACGTTATAATTTTTGAACCAGACGGGGCACCAGTTGCTATCAATTGCAAATCTGTTATCCATGCTTGATAACCATTTCTATTTGGGTATTCTACTGTGTACACTACAATTCCTCCCTATATAACATTTTTAAACCGCTTACAGTTCCAATGTCTAAATATTTTCCTTTTGCTTTAATAGCTTTAATGGATTTACCTTCGTCCAGCCATTCTTTAATTTGTATTCCTGGGTGAGGCAATTCTTCATTAATATAAACATTCTGTATTGACATAGCTCCCCACATATAAGGATATTGACAACCTTTTACTTTATCTTTTGCATCTATTAATGTACCATCTTCATCAAAAAGAATTTGTCCAACTCTGCCCGCCAGTTCATCATGACATTCAAAAGCAGCAAGCGTTACATCCGCATCTGATTTAGCAAGATCTGAATAAAATGTTCCATTTGACCCAGGCATGTAGGTGTCTGGCATTCCAATTATATATTTACTATCTGGGTTTACCATCATTTTTAAAAGTGCATCCGACATAGTTGAAGGTTCAATTTCATAAACTACTGCTTCTGGTGGCAAATCCATTTGATTAACGATTGGTAACCAATTCTTTCTGGTTGATATTTTTACAATATCACATACTTTTAGCATTTGTTCTACATGCCATTGTAAAATATTCTGTTCATCGGTTAATGGTAAACAAAACTTTGGTATACCACCAAGTCTGCTTGCACTACCTGAAGCTGGAAGTAAACCAATTATCGCAGCCATTCTTGATCCCTTCTACGATCAATATCCCAAGAACCTAGTAGTTTGAAATCAGATTCTTGTTTTTGTTTAAAATATTCTTCATTCTTTACAAAAGTTTCATGATTTCTATTCATAAGTTTTTCATCACTATTTATAGTTTGTGAAGCTCCATGAGGAGCATTGACTGTTATTCCTGAAGCGATATAATTATTTTTGATTGAAGATCGCATAACTCTTTCGTAATAATCATTGTCTTCAAAATATATTGGATAAAAATATTCATCAAACAAGCCAACTTCTCTAACTATGTTTGATCCAATAGAAAAAGCACTCCAAGCTTCTGTAGTCATGATTATATTACTTTCATTACTAATATTATGTAATTGTTTTAGCGAACCTGGGATCCAATACGTATCTGCTGATGAAAACATCCAATAATCTTCATGCGGGTAAAGTTTAATTGTAAGGTTCCATGAACCAGACATCCCTAGATTAGATGGAAGATTAAGTACTCTTACATTTAAATCTTTACGTTTTGGTTCATACACTTCTTTACCATTATTTATAATAAGTATCTCACCAATGGGGTAATCAATTGTTTCTAAATTTTGGTCAAGCAAATCATATCTATTTAAAACTGGTATAGATAAAACAGGGATCACTTTGTCCACTTTCTAGGTTTTTTGATGTAGCCATATCTTAAAAGCTGTCTTTGTATAGTCATGTGACTACACTTTGCTTCCATAGCCATAGCTAATATTGTTTTTTTCTCTATTACATAGCGCTTGTGTATCCAAGCTTGACTATCATACAATTTCATTTACTGCATACCATGCAATCCCCGCCGAATCTGCGACGTTATCATTTTCAGTGTCAACGCCAATGCTGCGAACAAAATCAATGGTTTTATTCTTACGGCGCTCTCTAATCTTTCCTTTATACCAGTTGTCTGACTTTCCTGGGAATTCATTTTTTATTGCTTCTTTCTCTATTTTAGTAAAATTTTTGTTACCTATGTAGGATTGCCAAGTTATTGGGTGGACCTCTACTACTTTCATATTATCACTAAGTAACTCTCCCATTATAGCACCAAATACGTAAGCCATCTTAATACCCGTATGTACACTTTTAACGGATATTGCTGCTTCAAGAACCACAAAATCAGTATCTAATTCATCTTTGAAAGCTTTAATTTTTCGTTTTGCGTCAAGTATTCTTTCGTATATATCCGCACCTTCAAAAAATATTTCCCCCCATTTTACTGGGACTTTATCATTCATTAGGCAAAAAGCAATACTATTTGTGCTAGCATCTACTCCCAATACCTTATGAGACTTAGGCTTTACCAGTTTTGCCAGAGACATTTCTCACCATCGCAATAAGATCATCTTTTTTCTTTTTTTCTTTATCCGCTTTACACTTGCCACAAATCTTGTCTTCATTATATCTACTTAAAGAAGTTTGACAATTTGCAGTCTTGCAAATACGTTTTTTACCTTTAAGTCTTTCTTTTCTTTCATAATATTGCTCTTTTAACTTTTGATTAGTAGCTGTACGGCAACATTCGTCTGAACAATATTTTTGATTATGAGTTTTTGGTTCAAATTCTTTTTTGCATTCTTCGTATATGCATATCACTTTGGAGGCACCATTGCAGGCATGAAAACTTCTCCATCACCTAATTCTTTCCAGCAGGTAGATTTGACTGGACAATACATACAAGCAGATTTAGATTTTGTAAAAGGTCTTTCTGGTAAAGTACCTTCTTCATAATTAGCATAAACTTTTCTTAACCAATCAAATACTTCATCAATAATCTTTTCATTTCTTTCGTTCATATTTACTGGAAGAATTAAATAAGATTGATCATTTTTATTTTCATAATAAAAAAATCCTTGCTTTACACCTTTTATTTTCATATAGGTAAGAAGTTGTAACAAGTGATTGCCAGTTGGAGACATGGCAGCTTGACGCATAGAATATACTTCATCCTTAGCAGTTTTTATTTCTCCAATTACTTCTTTCCCATTCCATTCGATAATAGCATCTGCAAATCCTCTAACTGGTGGGCTATCATTTGTAATTTCAATTTCTGTTGCTTTAAGTATTCCTGTTTTAGCCATAACCGCCTGAATACGGTCATGAGCAGCCGTACCATTATCCATATTAGCCCTAGCCATAGCATCAAACTTATCTTCAAACTCAGCACCATTAAAAGCAATGAACCAATATCTAGGACAGTTACCATGACCATAACCAATAGTGCTAGGACTAAATGTCTTTTTTTGGGTGAATGTATCTCTTTTGTCAACATTTGTATACGCCTCTTCCATTAATTTTGCAAACTCATTTGCATCAAAACCATCATCCATTGGTTTTTGAAACTTTAAATTACCTATAATTTTTCTACCCATTTTGTGTCCCAACTGGTTTTTCTAAATGCTTGCCACATAAACCACATAGCGTATATGTATAACCAGTGTAGGGACAACTTGACTTTACAGACTCGTGCTTATGAAATATTTTTTTGAATATATTCATTATGCACCATACCTTGCTGAATATTTAAGCGCATCTACTATTCTATTAATAGCTTCTTCTGCTGTATAGTATACATTTTTCTTTTTTGCATTTTCCCCGCCTTTTTCAAAAGTAGTGTAATAACGAGAAAGCATTGCAAATTTTGCACTCAGGGCTTGCATTTTAATAATAAGATCTGGAGCTTTTGAAGAAGGCACATCTGGTTTAGCAATAAGTTTAATAATTAAATCAAGAGCATAGTCAAGATCTTTATCATTCATAAACTCTTTCATGTCATTAAACTCAGTTAATGCACTAATTTGATCTATAGTTGAATCAGTCATTATCCCACACCCTTATATGAGTAGCACAAGGATCTCCTCCATCTGACCACTCTTTATCTTCTTCTTCAGTTAATGGACCACCATCATGTGTATCACAAAAAACATCGCTTACCCAACCTTTTGCAATGCCAAACTCTAACCACTCACGAAAATCTGTAACCGTATATTTATCTACTGACATTAAATGAACCTCTGAACAATTCCATATCCAAGCCATAAACCAAAAATTCCCATCAACCCAGCAAATACTGGTGGGGCTGGGACTGGAAGCTTAAATACGCTAAATACTGCGCCAACGCCCATACCAGTTATTGTAGTTAATATAATTTCTCTAATCATTGTTTGTCTCCCAACATTCTATTAATTGTTCTAGCAAAGCCCACTCTATCACAGCAAGTCTAGTCTTTTGACCTTCCCCACCTAAAATTAATTTAAGTACTGGATATTTATCCCTGCTGACTTTAAAAGTATCCGTACAAATTTTCGACCAAATTTCTTTTGAAATTGAGATGGATTTTGAATACTCTTTATAATCAACCACAAAATCATGCCATTGGGAATCACCTTTTTGATAAGCACCTCTGCCACTATTTTTTTGAGCTTTTGCTCCATCACGCTTTACTTCTCCACGCTCAGACATTATATAATAACACTCGATTCATGACCTTGAGAACATACCCAATGTATTCTATTGTTTGTTCTATCTATGTATCCTTCAAAAACAACTTCTTTACACTCTACATTTTGACAAGAAAAAGATCCACTTGCTGGTTGCATTGATATAGATGGATCTTTTTTTGTTCCGTTTAAAAATTGCTCAAGATTTGTCATATATTTCCTTTTTTAATTTTTCAACAACATCAGCATTTACCTTTAAGTAATCTACGGTTTTTGCTCTACCTTGGAATCTTTCTTCTCCAACTGTATACCAAGCCCCGCCTTTTTGTACAATACCCATCATTTCGGCAACGTCTAATACTTCGCCTACTCCGTCTACACCAATAGTTGACCCTTGGTAGTAAAAGTCATATTGTCCCGATAAATTTGGGGGGCCAAGTTTGTTGTAATCAACAATCCAATTAACTGGCCTTCCAACTCTTTGTTCAATGATTTTGTCACCCACTTGAATACCAGACTTAATAGCATTTGCTTCAGCTTCAGAAGACCAGAGCTTAATGACAGTGGAGGAAAAGAACTTGACTGCCATGCCACCTGTGGGGATGTGACTAGCATGCATAGATCCAAATTGATTTCGTTGTTGTGAGATGAGAACAAGTA